GGTAAATCGCAAGGTATTCAACAAAATGGTTTGAGTATAGGCTTGTGGCTACCCTTGTTCTGTAACCACTGCCGCAATAATCAAACCGGCTCAGTAATAAGACGCTTTTGCCTTTTTTCATTTTCTACAATTTCCGAATAGCTATCCAACTCAAAAATACTTGCCCGCTTTTGCAGTTTGCGGATGACACTTTTTCTTTCAGTAAACTTATTTCCACTGACATTATCGTCATGCTGTCGGTAATAATAGCCGTAATTTGTCGGATCAAGTATGATTTTCCTGCCTTGCTCCATTACCCTGACATATAATTCAGTATCCACCCACTTCTTTAAGGTTTCGTCAAATGGGTTGTCGAGTAAATATTCTTTTGACCACAACCCCGTTGGTGCAAGTTCTATCGGAGTCTGTATAATTTCACCTTCTTGCCTTGATAGTAACAAGAGGTTGGTCGTGAGGGCAACGGGGTCTTCTTCGGGGAATCTTTCTTTAAAAGTCGCCATAAAGACGGCAAGGTTAAATAAATATGTTCTGGCAATCATATCGTCATCACCAACGTACAATATCCAGTTGTGTTCGGCATTCTTGGCTATTTCATTATAGCACCGACCAATTGATTTTTCACGCTTTACATTTTTGATTGTTGTGAGTGACAGCTCTGAAGGTGTTACCTGACGCTGTATAGAATTAAGACATCTTTCGACGTATTGATTCTCCCTGCTGATTACAACGCCTACTGTTATTGGTATGAACATAGGCCTCTTGATAGGGGGGGGGTGCCGAAACACCCCCCCGTGGTTATTATGTGAATACGGTTGTGAGTGTAACCAGTACCTGATTAGTTGAACTTGAACCACTTACGGTGATAACAAGATCATTGTCATCTTCCGAAAAGTCGTCATAAGTGGGGCTCATTGTGGCAGCTCGTTCTATAACCCCAAAACTGGCAGTGTTCAAAGCACTACTAATAGCATCTGTGTTATTCAATACCGTCGTCGCAATTGCTGTTTTACCAGTTGCGATTGCACTAACGTGCTGAGACTTGGCATCAATCACCTTCATTTTAAGTGGCGTGTTGATTGTTGCCGTCGCCATCTTTGCCGTCGATGCAGCAGAGATCAGCGCCGTTAACTTCCCATCCGGGTACAGGGTCGCAGTACACGTCCCCGCACTACCGGAAACAGAAGACGTAAGAACAATACCTTCCGCAGTAGTTGTGACGTATTTCCACCATTTTATTGTTTTCATCATTAACCTCCTTATGCTTCATCAGTCATGAGGATCAGACTGGATTGGTTAACGGATTCAAGGGCGTCGGCTACACCGGCAGAAGCGTTCTTTTTATAGAACGCCTCTCCACTGACTTCAAGCGCATCGGCTTCTGCAAAGAAATCGGCACGGTTGTACCCGACTGTCTGTGCAGCACCCAGCTCTACTGTGTTTTGATGGTCGTCTTCCTCGTTGGTAAACTTCGCACCGTGTGGGATTGCCTTGCCAACAGCCTGATTACCAAACACAATTGCATTGTAGTTATCAGTTACAGTTGTTGGTTTGAACATCGAATCTGTAGTTGTACCAAACATATTATTATTCGTGGAATCCCAACCCCTGACACCAACGATATCGGAGAAGATGGCAAAGCCTTCGACTTCACCAATAAAACCCCTGATATCTGGATGAGCGTTCTTTGAGCCGTTAAAAGCCGTGAGATCGTTAGTCGCAAGCAGATCTTTCCGCAGGTTTCTCAACTGAGTCGGGTGCATTAGGCAAGCCCAATATTCCCAACCGTCCTTTGAAATAATCTTCTCGATTTTCAGATCCATGCACTTAATGGCCAACTGAGCCAGAATATCCTGAGACATCTTTGTATCAGCAGCTGTTACGCCGGAGTCCATATTGGAAGCTGTCTTCAGGTATTTCTCTGTACCGAGAGTTGTTAGGACGGTAGTATCATTTACATACCAGTTGGGATGATAACGCTTTACCAGCCCCAAGCCTTCATCCGAAGTCCCCGCCGTCAGATTCATGCTCGCACCCTCATAGAAGGTGGCAAAAACCTGTTGGTTTTCCCATTTTGAGAACCATTTTGATAGAGCCGGCTGTGCTTTTTCGTACAACTTGTACAGATAAGCCCTGAGTTCATCCATTGTGCCGGTTTTTTTCATAACCGCTTTTCTTACCTGGTTCATATACATTCTAAGCCACAACATATCCATTTCCTCGCCAGTACCCTTTAAGGTCGCATCACCGTAAACGGGATCGCCTGTTAGGTCTTTAAGGAAGGGGATAAGCATATTGTCTCGTCCCTGTTCTGGTGAGTCTCGCAGAATTTCAATGGGATTACCAGACGGAGTAAACGTCTTATTGCCATTGTCATCTCTGGTTATATCAATGAAACCCCCGAACTGAGCAAAGAATGTATTAAACCAAGACTCATATCGTAGTCTATCGACGAGAACCGCAAGGTTCATTATCGAGTCTTGAGCTACTTGCATAGTTTAACCTTTCGTTTGGTCATATATTTTCTGTTTCTCAGCAGGACCCAACCCTTCCATGTGTTTCAAGATTTCGTTATAACTTAGTTTTGATAAGTCAACGGTAGCCTTGGCACCTCCGGTTGTGTCAACAGTGACAGTCTCCTTCGTGGTAGCGGTTGCTATTTCCTGCCGAACTTTCTTTTCACCGGATATTTGATGGAATTTAGCCAGTGTTTCAAACCCGAACTCATCAATCATAGCCTGTCCAAAAGAGTCCTCAGTAAGTTTGCCGTTTTTGGCATACTTTGATGCAGCGGAAACAATAGACTGACGCTGGGTGTCATCGAACTCATACCCTTTGTCGGTTAAAGACTTCATATGGTCTTGGGCGAAACGAGTGTTCTCATCGTCGTTGGCTCGCTGGGAAAAAATCTCAGTCTGCGTAGAATCGCTAAGGTCAAGGCGTAATTCCTCAACCTTTCTTCGTTGCTGTGACAGTTCCAACGGGTCGGTGATGAGACTATCCATCTGGTTTAGTTTTTCCAAGTTGTCAAGATATTCGTCACGAGGCGTTTTTACCGCCTTCTCTCTGTAGAGCTTATCCACTTCCTTGTTACGGGATTGGATTTGTTCTATTAACTCAGCTCTTGATTTACCTTGGAAAAACGGGCTTTCTTCCGGTTCTGCTTTTTCGGTTGTTTCGTCAACAATAGATTCCTCAGTCTCTACGACTTCGGTTGTTCCTTTAGTTGTTTCAGAGTCCATTAGGGATTCTCCATTTGTGAGTTTTGCAACTCAATGTTTTCTAAATATGCTTTGGTTTTATTTATTTCAGCGACCTCACGGGCCTCTTCAGCCTGGGATTCAAGCAAGTTGTTTATTACTTCCATCATTTTATCACTGTTTCTCAACGGAGATTCAGCAATCACAATAGGCAGTAACGCACTCGCCATTTCCTGGTTTAAGCCAGCTGTCATCTGAATTAACGCAAAGCCCTTTTCAAAATTATCTTCTCTGACAGTTAAATTATCTTCTCCCTCATCAAATTCAACCTGAACAGAGGCATTTGCGACGGAGTTATAAACCTCTCCGCCATATTCTACATTAATTAATTCCTGTCCCCATACACCATCTACCTTAACTCCAATAGATCGGTTTGTCTCGGCATATACATAGTCAAAATTGTCTACAAGGTCTTGAGCAATTACTTTCCTCAATATGGAAAGGTTTTTAAAATACGGATTAATTACCGCAGCTGCCCGCTGCATTTTATTCTGTCTCAGGGCATTTGATTCACCAGACTTGCCGGGATCACCTTTAACGGCTTCGTTGATCGTCGAAATTCGCTCTGCCTGTACATATGAGTTTTCTGAGTTAATGAGAATATCTGAAGGTATTGTGCCGGGGGCTATCCTGCCAATAACGGTAGATGAGTGTTTTGCATTAAAGGTTTGGCCCGATTGGTTAGACCTTTTGCTTAACTTTTGAATAAGTTCCTTTTCACCTGTGCCATAGACAACAATATTGTCCTGTACCAGTTGACTGACGTGATCCCGCATTTGTGACTTGGCTTTATTCATATCATCCTGAGGATCTATTAAAAGGTCGATAAGGCTCGTCACTTCAGTTGCCTGGGCATTAAAGGCATATGAGTACATGCTGAATAACCCAAAGTTATTGGCCGGGGCTTTATCTCGGCCTTCTTTAACGACCATGTCAAAATGAGGAACATATATGGTGTTCCATATCGTTGGTTGAGTAAACTCTAAAAGTTTATGGAATCCCGTGGAACGGTTAAAGTCTTCTGGTGTCATTGAAAAAATGGTGTTCCCATTAACAACCTTATACATTTTCCTGGTCTTGCGTTCTCTTAACTCCAGAACCTTATACGTACCGTTTCGTTTGTTATAATTAATGGTAGAATAGGCACTGTCTGTAAACTTTTTCAAGTAAGAAGATATTTGGTCATACCACGCCGCTTTTTCTACCATGTCACCGGTAGGCTCAAATTGATTTTTTATTGCATCAAGTTTCATCCACGATTCTTTTATCACCCACCCGGCATGTTCCAGCGGTGTATCATATGTCAGTGCCTCTGGGTCGGGGAAAACTTGCAAGCCATTGAGAACGTTATATTGAAAGTCCACATATCCATCAGGTGTAAGTTTAAACTCTCGCTCAATCCAACCGCCTTTTTTAAAGATTAAGGCATCAACAAAAGCCATTTGGAGTTTTTCTTCGATGTCTTGTTCATCATTTAAAGCGTTCCATCGGGATTGCATTATGCCCGCAGGTGTGACACTGGCCTGGTCCCTTGGTTTTATTAATACGCGATTACGATTTTGCTGTTCATTCCCCTTTAATGCATTAATCGTGGGGATCATCATGTTATATTTTAACAGCGGTTTGTTGGCTTTAGACGCTTTTGTTTTACCAGCAGCAGTCCATGGGTCGTTATTTATATATCGAAAGGCTTTTTCTGAATCTGATATAGCTGTTTGAAACGCCAGATAACTGGCATTGTACAGTTTTTGCACCTTGTGAACATTTTTAGACATATAGCCACCCGCTTTCTTCTCCATATTCTTCCGGTTGCTGCCATCTCCAGCCCTTCTTCTCCGGGTCAGAATCGTAAACACTGTCTAATATTTGCATCATCCCATACCTGTCGGCATCATATGGATGGTCATAAGCCTTTGTGTCTACATCTTCTGGATCATTTTCCTTCTGCGGCAAAACCGGATATGTTTCAACAGTCTTTACACAATTTGCAGAAAACCTTAGTCTTGGCACGCCCTCATCTGGAATTGACAGGGCATCATACATTACCTTCGCGCCAACCTTACGATCATTATTCCCCTTCGTTAGATAGATCCCATAGTCTGAATAAAACTCTGCCGGTGAATATGTTTCCCCACTTTTTTCGGAAGTTTTATTCCAATACGCGGGGTCGGCTATATCCATTTCAAAGTCGTCACTCGTAAGCCCATAAGTTTCAAATGTATAATCCCGTACGAATTTAGCTTGTTTTGATGCTGCCAAACCAGTTTTAATTATTTCATCAAAAACGACAACATTCAAATCTCGATCAACGGCAGCAAAATGACAAACAAACGGAGCTTTAGTACCATAATCGTAGAACCGATACAGGGTATGTGTTGACTTCTTAAAATGAATGCCATATTTATAATCTTGAACAGTATGTATTGTGGCATCCCACATGTCAAAGTACATGCCTTGGAAGACATCCCAATCACCCATTAACCACATAGACCTTAACGTCGGGCTCAAATTCATCAGTTCGTTTACATATTTCGGATCATTGTCTAAGATTGACGGATTATCAAATACCAATGATGGGATAAATTGAAAGCTCACGCCATTTTCGTAAAATATCTTACCAGACTTTACAGGTTGATACCAAACTTTAAACTTTTCGTTAAAGACCTTGGGTCCAAAGGGAACGGGACGGCATTTGTCTACAAATTTCTTTTTCAACCACAAGTGACCCATATCACCTGGATTTGACGTTAAACAAATCATCGGCTTTAACTCTGGATTAGTCGTTCTAACAGATGTTCCAATTTTTTCAACCCAATCTTCGGGGAACTGATTTGCTTCGTCTATACCGATAAAATGATAGTTACCTCCGATAAAATTCTGCAAGGCTCGGATATCCTGACAATGTGCCAGATAAACCTTGGCCCCGCTGGGGAAGATATAACAATGGGCTCTTTCTGACCACATTCCTCCGTAAACTTTGTAAAGTTTATCACATTCCGGTTTTAAATTCTTTTCAAGTGTAGGATATGTACGTCGTATTAAGATAGCCGTATATTCGGGATAGTCTATGCTTATTTTTTCAACTTTAAAGCCAAAGGGTTTCCCCTGCCGCTTGCGTTTCATGGCCTGATGTTTAGCAATCGGTCTATTCCTGTAAGTATAGACAATTTTCCTGGGGATAAGTGCTGCTTTCCAAGCCAGTGAAAAACTTTTCGCCCCACCCCTGGCACCGCCAAAGAAGGTCCAGTCAGCCGTTCCAGCGAGAAACTCAGACTGCTTTCCCTTATGTGCTTTAATGTCCATATTGGAAAATCCGGTGGTCCAGTCTTTCGATACCACTCTTTAAATCACTTTTAGTAAGTTCTAAAAGATTTATCACGGTCATGGGATTTCTATATCCACCAACATACATGACTTCTGATAGCCCCGTAGCCATATAAAGCCAGTAAAGAGCCGTCATCCGCAACGAAGCCTGACCTTTAAATCCAACGGCTCTATATACCCCTTTAAACTTTTTATGCGTGTCATGAGCCCTTACGTGATTAGCTAAAGTCCTGGTGGGGAAAAGCCAATCTGTCGGCTTTAAATTATATTGACTTACGTAATTTTTAAAAATGGTTTGTACAGACGGGCTTAATTTATACGATACAGAATAATGGGCATTAGTCAAAACAAGGTCTTGTTTGGATATTATATCTGAAACCTTCAGCCCACACACCGTTTCCGGGCTCATGCCCGTATAAAAAACCAGCAAAACCAAACAATAGTCTCGACGGTTTCTTTTTTTATACCATTTTAAAATAAGTGAAAGCTGGTGCCTGTCTTTTATCGGACGACTACTGTAGCGTGACACGACTCGCATCCCTCTTCTTACCATCATCATCTGGCGTTTCCGGCAAAACATGCTGAAGCGTGTGCTTGTGCTTGTGAGCAATATTCTCCGTACTGAGACCCGAAACCAACCTGAGCTTATTAATGGCGACATTAAACAACTGAGTGAAATCCTTCGGCGTCATACCAGTAAAATCTATGCGATCAAGCGTGTCAACCATCTTCATAACCGAAGTTAAAAGCTTTAAACTGACAAAACTCATCGACTGCTGTATAACTTCAGGTGCCATGGCAGTGATCCGCTCCTTATCCATCCACCACTTTCTCAATGTCTCCACACCTATACCAAGAATCGAAGACGTCTTATAAAAGTCCGGCCGCAAATCCTCGCGCTCCTCATCACGAATTGCATTTAAATAAATTAAAGCTAAATTCTTGTGGGCAAGAGAATACCTGCCGTGAACATCCTTCATTAAATTGTCAACCTCACCTAAAAGAGTCCGGTCAAAAGTCAACCTGGCAACGACATCCTCACTCGTCTCACCAGCCTTCTTCGTAACGTCATTGCCAATTAAACCCAAATCCGACAAAACTTTGTCCGCAACATCCTCACGCTTCTCAGTATTGTCCTCATACGCTATCAAATCACCAAGTGTCTTAAATTTCGTCTTTAACATGTAAGTAATATAACAAAATATAACGAAACTTCTGAAGAAAAACCTCCTAAGTTGCAAAAATAACAACCAAAATTGGAAAATAGAACCCGTCGTGAAGGTCTCCGAAAACACGGGGTATTACTTTTTTCGGCTGAAAACACTTACGTGAAATCCATTTTACCGATTTGTGTGGGGGGTGGATATATATGTAGGTGGAGGGGGCGGCCCCTTGCCCTGGGGCCCTCCTGCCCGTCGTGAGCGCAGATTAATAGGCTCATCATATTAATGCTCGGTGACGCTATAATACGGCCTTAAATAGCCTGTTTTACTCGTATGTTTGACAGCTAGAATGTTAACCCGTTGTTTTTATTCATTAATGGTATGCCGATAAGGTTCATTATGTAAAGTAGTAGGTCAACCCGCTTGAATAAAGATATGTCTGGTATTGATGTTAATTTGTGGTAATCCTCGACGTGAACCCGTGGTTGTGAGCCTCTGAATATACCCACTTCCCTGTCTTTTTCCTCAAATCCCTGTCTATATCCGCTGCTTGCTGCCTATCCCTGTATCTGTGTTGTTATCTCCGGCTGTCTAAGTTATGTATTATAAGTATTGGTGGATAGTGTAATCCTTATGATAAATCTTTCACTTGCATCATGACTTGATTGTGATCTATTATACTACTAGTCAAACGAGAGATATTAGCCCAAGAGGAGATGAAATGGAAAATGAACTGAAACAGGATATGAAAGATGAACCGAGGTCAATGCTATGAAAAAAGGGGACAATAACCACAGGCTTCACGACTTGGTATTTCATATTGCGGAGAGCCTTACAGAAGATCTGCAAGATGACAAAAAAGCTGTTTCAGAAGCCCTCC